CTACAACCCCACTAATGTTTTGAATGAGCCCAGTTCGTTGGGATCTTTCCAAGATAATTTGTTTGAGATGGCTGTTGATAGTGGGCTAGTCACACAAATTAGTGCTGAGTATGGACGGGAGTTAGGTGAACGTGCGTTAGCTAATTTGACAGGATTGGATTATGTTGAAGGATTTGCTGGGATGGTAGATGAGTGGGTCGCCCAGATTCAGCGTGACAATATGGGGGTCAGGCTAAACCAGGATGAAATCATTACTGGGTTAGAAACACAAATAGAAAATACACCGGAACTTGCTGGGGCAATATCTGCCTCAGGAATGGCTACACGCCGTAGCTATTTAGGTCAGGCTATGGCTAGGAAACGATCATAATGAGAGTCACTGAAGATGGAGCCGTATTAATTTCTCGTGATGAATTAGCTACCGCACTTTATGAAACAGGTTTAAGAGGAGACTCTCTCAAATTTGCGTTAGCGATTGCTATTGGCGAATCGGGGCCTGCTACTGGAAATATAACTGAGGATGCAGAGGCCCAACTAAATGCGTTTAATCCCAAAGATGCTGATTGGTCGTTGGGGTCTTTCCAAATTAATTTGAATCTTGACGATGAGTCACTTGCGGGGCGTTACTTCGATCTCGGTATTTTAGATTTTGTTCCTACTAAAGACCAGATCAAAGAGAATAAGGAAGAATACCATCAGCTTGCTAAGGATTGGTTTGGTGCTGGTGATGTAGAGGTATCTCCTGAAGTTCTTTTAGAACGTAGTGTCGGGGGGTTATCGCATGTTCTTCACGCTAACGGCTTGCAAGAAACCATGTTTAATGCATGGTCAGTCTTTGATAGAGCAGAGATAGGCCACAAGAGAATTGAAAAATGGGATGAATGGAACTTAACGCCACGTTGGGAAGAAGCTACGGCATGGGCAGATAAAGCTATTGAATCGTTACCTGATTTTGCTCGACACGAGATGGATGTTGGTAGTGACGAAGCGAAACAGGACTTTCAAGGAATCGTCAATGTTGAACACGCCCAACGTCAACGTATTCTGAAACTTGCTGCCCAAAAATTGTATGGGGCAGGCGGCCAGTTTGGACAAACAATTAATAAGATAGGCACATTGGGGAGGCGAGCCGGTTGGAGAGCAAGTAGAGCGGACGATGCATTCAGAGAGGTTTTAACTGAACTGCAAAGCGATGCCGGTATTGAAGAGGAATCTTGGGGTGAGTGGACTGAGCAAACTGAACAAGAGTTTTCTCGGCGTCGTGAATGGGCTGAAGCAACCCAAGAATTATATGGTGAATCAACTCCTGCCTATACTCCTCAGTTACCTGATTTCAGACCAATCTCTGATGACGCTACGGAATTAGAAGTAGAGCCATCTCCTTTCGATATTGCTCCTCCCGAAGATGAAGGGACACCAGGTTTCCAAGGCCCACCTGCTGAAGGAGTACCAGTCTCGACAGGTATAATCCCAGATTATGGAAACGACTTTGAGTTTCTTCGCGATAACCCAGATGGCGATGTCGAGTTCGAAGGCGAAATCTGGAACATTGTTGATCTTATCGAAGCTGAACAACGAGGCGAACTAGGACTTGGCTTTGAAGATACCGATCCACAGTTAGGGCTTTGGATTGATAATCTTTATACCCAAACTCAGCATTTCTTAGATAGTGAACAAGGTCGAGGTATCCGAGAAAATGATTGGTTTCAGTCAGGTGAAGGTGATGAGTGGACTCAACGCCGACTTGATTTAATAGAAGATGTTATTACTAGAGTCGAAGAAATAGCTGGAGTCTCCGGGCTTAATTGGACAGAAGAACAACTTCGGACCTTTGCTCGTGACGCATGGCTCGCAGGTTGGAGCGATGATGCAATCAGAGATAGTATCTCCGAACGGGACGATGTTTCTTTCGGTGAAGATGCTCCAACTTCAAGCGATATCAGAAGTACTCAAAATGAGATACGGAGTCTGTACCGACAGTATCTAGTTGATGTTGATCCTGATGTGATTGAAGCATCGACTCGTAGTATCTATCGTGGTGAACTTAATATAGATTCAGTTCAAGCTGGACTTGCAGCAGAATCAGCAGATCTTTACCCTGGATGGGCGGATCGTATCAATGCGGGACGCACACCTTTAGCAATTCTCGGTAGTTATAAATCTATTTTCAAATCTGTTATGGGTTATGATCCCCAATGGGATGGTATTCATCGTGATCTCGGGATGGAATTGGGAAGTGGCGAAGGAAATATGTCGGGGGCTAACTTCGCTCGCTATTTACGTGGTACTGAGGAATACGACATGACACCTAACGCCATCAACAATGCCTACAATTTGGTTGGGGATATCGGTCGCACTATGGGAGTGATGGCGTAATGGCTGTCGAAGATTATGACACTGGTGTAACACGCAAAACCCATGACGAGGTAACTGAGGCTGACCGTGCTCAGTCACGTGCGAATATTGATCCAACTGGTACACGTTGGAATGCTAATACTGGTTGGTGGGACGAAACGTTTTCTCCTCATTTTGTTGATCGAGACTATAGCCAACAAGGCGGGGGATACTATGCACCTGGATCAGAAGGAGGAGGGTTAAGCGGTTCTGACTGGTGGACTGATAGTACTACTGAGTCAGGATTTAGTGATCCGTGGGGAACCCCAATTGTTGATCCGGTAACGGGACGACGGAATCCTCCAGCGCCCGAACCAGGTGGCGGCAAAGGAGGAGAGAGTGATGAATATAAAAAGTATTTAGAATGGATGAAAGCCCAAGGAATCGCTGGCGCAAAGTCAGTAATGAAAGGATTCCTTAACCAATTCGGGTTAGGTAAGCTAAGCGATTGGGCAATGGCACAGGCCGAAAAAGGATTGACCGGAGATGCCATTGTCATAGAAATGCGATACGGGACTGATCCCAATGTTCGTTCTGTTTATGACGCAAAATTTCCAGCAATGGGAGAACGTCGTAAACGTGGATTCATGGAAATAACTGAACAAGAATACTTGCAACTAGGGCGAGGTTATTCACAGATAGCTGGAGCAGCAGGTATTAGCGCAGACTTTTTAAGTGGGGATGGTATAACGGTAGCTGAAGATGGGGTGACTTCTCTGATAGCTGGTGACGTTTCGTTAGCAGAATGGCGAGGTAGAGTCCAGACGGCAGAAGAAGCAGTCTTCAAAGCAAGTGACCAAGTAAAAGCCTTACTTGAAACTCGGTACGGGTTTAGTTCTGGTGATTTAGTTTCAGCGTTCTTAGATCCTTCAAAAACAAAAAACATTGTTGATGCACGTAGACAACTTGGAGCAGCAACTCTCGCTGGTGCAGCACAAAATGTTATCGGGAGCCCAATCAGCGAAGGCGGATCTGAATGGATGTTTAACCAAGACATACAAGCTCGTGAAGTGGTACAGGCTTTGTCTCCTCTCAGAGGTTTGACAGAAGGAACCTTGACGAGTGACGCAATGTCAGCGGATGACCTTGCTGGTGGAAAATTCGGTGGCGGATACGCAAGGAAAAAGTTCCAACGTAACTTGCAAGGTCGTGTAAGCGATTTTGATACTAGTTCTGGTATCGCTTTGGGGCAGCAGGGTGTTTACGGATTAGGTACAGCAAAATAGATACTTGACATAAGCCTACTGTTTGTGTCTATACTGTATATGTTGGCCCTGCGAAGGTGAGCTAACACCCCCTCCATCTGAAGTTCCACCGCTACAGATGCGTACAGATAGGTGAGTGACATATGACAGATTCCGACTCCACTGGAAACAGTGACAGCGGTGCTGCCAGTTCAACTGAATCGAAGCCAAACTGGCGTCGTGAGTTAGAAAATCGTTTGAAGGAAGCTGAAGCGAGAGCTTCGGATGCTGAAGAACGAGCTTCTAGTTATGAACGTCAGGATACATTTCGGTTGGCAGGACTTGATCTTGCTGATGCTCGTGTTAAATATTTTGTAAAAGGTTACGAAGGCGAACTTGATGCTGAAGCTATCCGTCAGGAAGCTATGGCTGCAGGGTTTTTAGGGGAAAATGCCCCTTCCTTCCAAGCTGATGCAAGATTGGAAAGCACGATGCAAGCCGAACAGCGTATCCAAAATGCTGGTGAAGGCGGAGATCCAGTGTCACAAGCTGATCTTGAAGCTCGGATTAAAGCAACAAAAAATGAAGATGAATTGCGTGCTTTAATGGAGAGCGAAGGTGTCTTGTGGGGGGCAACAGCCTAAGTCGCTAACCCATCGGAGTCCTCACCTAAGGACTTTCCGTGGCATATACAACCACTACTACACTTGACGACCAGGTAAAAACGGCGTTCGATCAGACCGCTTATTTTGCTTTACGTTCACAACCATTATTTGAAATGATTGCGGATGTTCGGTCAACCGCTCAGAGCCATAATGGTTCTGGCGTACAATTCACGTTCTACGCTGACATGGCGCAAGCAACTACGGCTCTTACAGAAGCTACAGATGTGACCGCTGTTGCGTTGACTGATAGCGCAGTAACCGTAACTCTTGCAGAATATGGTAACGCTGTCATCACGACCGCCAAGGTGCGTGGAACTTCATTCCTCAATGTTGATGCTGATGCAGCCAACATTGTTGGTTACAACATGGCTGACTCGATGGATAAAATCGTTTCAGATATTGCGAACGCTGGCACTAACGTAAGTTATAGTGGTGGCGCTGCAAACCGTGGAGCTATAACTACTGGGGATGAGTACACCGCTGCTGATGGCCGTAAAGCCGTCGCTCAGCTTCGTACCCGTAATGCTCCCGGTTGGGAAAACGGAAACTATATGGCGATCATCCACCCGGATGTTTCCTATGATCTCCGTAGCGATACGACGGTAACTGATGTTATCCAATACCAGTTGTACCAAGAAGGTGCACCAGTTCGTGCAGGCTCGATTGGCACGTTCAATGGCATCCAATATATTGAGAACCCTCGTGCGGGGCTCATCGCTGACGGCGGCTTAAGCACCGTTGACGTTTACCAAACCCTTATCTGTGGTCGTCAAGCGCTTGCAAAAGCGTTCTCTCGTGCCCCAGGATTTGGTCAAGAGCCAAGCATCGTTGTCGGTCCTGTGACTGACACCTTGCGTCGGTTCAACCCAATTGGTTGGTACCACCTCGTTGGCTACGGCATCTTCCGTCAAGCCTGTATGCAACGTGTGGAAAGCATGTCCAGTATTGGTGCTAACACATAGTTAGCCCTAGGATATGGGGGGGTCGGGTTTTCCCCTTTCCCCGGCTCCCCCACTATCTTCTGCTATCATTCAAAATATGCCTATTGTTAATGGGAAGCGTTACCCGTATACCGCTAAAGGTAAAAAGGCCGCTGCTACTGCAAGGAAAAAAAAGAATGCCAAAGCCAAACGGTGACGTAACAGTTAGGCCAAAGCCAATCCAAGGAACAGGTACTACTAATGGCTAGTTCTCTTTTCGCTGCTACGTTTAAGACTTTGATGGATAGTTCTAGTACGGTTGTCGATTTCGATACTCATACGTTTAACTGTGCATTGGTTACTTCAACGTGGAGCCCTCAGTTCGATACTGATGCCACATATGCTGATATATCGAATGAACTTCCGGGCACAGGTAACTATGTTGTTGGTGGTGCAACCATGACAGGTGTGGCACTCACACAAACTACAGACGGATCAGCACAGATTACATGGGACGCAGCGGATGTTTCGTGGACAACTTCTACGTTATCAAATGTTCGGGCTGGGGTTATATACGATAAAACCTTGAATGATGCGTCAACGTCGAACAAGTCTTTGATTGCGTATGTAGATTTTGGGGGAGATTTCAGTACAACGTCAGGCACGTTCCAAATACAGTGGAATGCGTCTGGTATATTCACTTTAGATCTAAAGCCGTAGGAGCTATGAATGCCAACGTCTAACTATCCAACCTCGTTGGATACAACCTCAACACAAGTCACGCCAACGTCAACTACCGACTTAGATGCTACGGGTTATGAACATGATCTTGTGCATGGTGCTGCTTCTACTGCTTTGATTGCTTTGCAAACAAAACTAGGTATTAGTGCTACACCTGCTGCGTCGGCATCCAACGATGCGCTTCTTACGCATACGGGTACTGGTACAACTGCGTGGTCGAACACGATTACGGGCTCAACGATTGCTGGCACCACTCTTTCAGGTGCAGTAGTTGGTGCAGATCAGATCATGTCGGCAGTAGTTCACAAGGACTATGCCGAAACTGTGTATGTAGGTGGGAACACAAGTACCGCAGTTACTCTCGATGAAACCAACGGCAACACTCAGACGTGGACGATGACAGGTGCCTGTACGTTTACGATGCCTTCGGGTGCTGGGTTGCAGGCTGGTACTGCGTTGACACTGATTCTTACACAGGATGGTACGGGTTCTCGTACTGGTGCGTTTACTAGTGTGAAGTGGGCTGGTGCTACTGCTCCGACGTTGACGACTACTGCGACTACGGGTATAGATATTCTTACGTTCATCACTTTTAATGGCGGTGCTGCTCCTACTTGGTTCGGCTTTACCGCTGGGGCGGCAATGGCGTAATGCCATTTGGGGCCGGTAAGGTAGCTTTACTTGGTGCCGCCGGTTCAGCCGGTGGTGGTTATGGACCAGACGAAGGCGGTACTTTTGAATGGATCGCTGGGTTTACTGCTGATGGCGGCAATAACACCTACGGGTTTAGCGGGATTGCTAGTTCATGGGATGAACTTGAAGTAAGAGTTATGGTAGAAGAAGCTGGCGTAGGTGTCACAGTTCCCCCTTGCTATCAATGGGGAGGCGGCATAAACGCTAGTGTCAGCGATTATGTCTTTAACTCTTTCCAATCGTATAACAACAGTAACCAAACTGTTCGGTCGACCACACAGGAACCTCGTATTTATTGGCAAGGTGGTGGGGAAGTCGGGGCAGGTAATGTCTCTGTATCGAATCCTGCAATAACCGGTGGTAAGCAAACAGTTGCGGCCTTAGGTGGCTTTCGGTATGACGGCGGTGCTGGTTACGGGCTTATCAAATGGTCTTGTGCATTATGGAATGGCACGGCTAGCACATCTGCGATAACCGCTATTCAAATAGATTCAACAAACGGTAGCTACTTTCCAGCAGGTAGCACCATCAATTTGTTTGGGATAACGAACTCATAATGGCAGCTAATAACTGGATTCCGATTGGCACAAACAGTGGCGCATCAAGCGACTACTCATGGACCAGTATCTCTGCTGGGTATAAAGAACTGATACTCAGAGGTCATGTGCAGTCAGCTACTAGTTCATTTATGATTCGACCGGAGTTGCGTGTCAACGGTGCTTCTACTGCTTACACCGCTAGCGAATACGGTTACGAAGAAAGTTCGACGCTGAGATATTATGCTGACAACACTGGTACTAAAACCGAAGGGTATCTCGGTTACATCGGGGGTAGTTACCTTGGCACTTGGCACAGCTATATTGAATGCCATCTTTATGGTGTGAGCGACTCTAACCAAACTGTGACATGGAACTCTATGGCTTCTTGCGGTGGTTCATCCAACGGTTATAACGCAAACATTTTCTGTTCGGGGCTGTGGGATAACAGCAGCACAATTACTCGGATAGACACTGTGAATATGAACCCAAATTCTACTTCGTTTATGACTTTGTATGGGCGAAAATAATGGTTGCAACATTCGATCAAATCGGTGAAGCAATCGCTTCGGCTGGGAGCGTCCGGTCATTAGAAGTCAGTGGGATCGACCAAGATTTCAATGATTTGCATATTATTTTTGAAGGGTTTACCACTGGGTCAGGTCAACCTGACCCGAATACCGATGTGTATATCCGAGTGAATGGTGAAACATCTTCAAGCCTTTATTCTCAGGACGTTACGATCCAAGAAGGCGATGGCTCTTTTACGGCTGATGAAATTGCGCCAAGTACCCATAGCGGTTGGAAACTCTACAATGTCCCGAATGTAGCGAGTGGCAATATAGGTCAATGGGCGCACTTCGCTGTCGATATAAACAACTACACCACTACTACTAACAAACTTTGTACGGTCAAACTGACTACAGTAAGGGAAAGCTGGAGTTATAACGGAGCTTTGGGGATGGCTAGTTGGGCTTATCATGGTACTGCTGCGATCACCAGCATTTCAGTTAATTGTGATACCAGCCATCACATCGGTGGCAACTCAGTTCTCACTGTTTACGGAATAAAGAACGATAATAGTTAAGGAAACTAATGCCTACTCCAAGTTATAAAAGTGTTCACGATTGTTCGACCGGAGAAACTACTCGGATTGCGCTTACTCCCGAAGAAATAGCGGCGATAGAAGCTAATGTTGCTGCAAGTGACGCAGATCTTTCAGGTATCCGTAGAAATAGGAACGGTTATCTCGCAGAATGTGATTGGACTCAGGGCTTAGATGCTCCACTAACTGAGGCG